CTCCCCGGCTTCGTAGAGCGTATGTTCTGTGAAGCTGATGGATTTCAAGTGCTATGCAAAGACTGCCACCAAGCAAAGACTAACGCAGAAAGGAGTAAATAGCATGGCACGTGTAGGAATTATTGGAGACACACACCTGCCCTACGAACTAGACGGCTACTTAGAGTTCTGTCAGGAGCAGTTTGGTTTGTGGAACGTAGACACTGTGGTACACATCGGTGACTTCATCGACAACCACAGCCTCAGCTTCCACGACAGCGAGCCGCTGCTGCACAACGTACACGGGGAGTATGAGTCTGCGCTTGAGCGGGCGAAGCGCTGGTACGATGCGTTCCCTAACGTCACGCTAATCCTAGGTAACCATGACCGCATCCCTGCACGGCAGCTACGCAAGCTGGGCATGGAGCCTTCCATCTACATGCGGCCCTTGGAAGAGCTGCTTGAGATGCCAGAGGGCTGGCTTATCGAAGAACAAATTGAGATTGATGGCGTGCTGTACCACCACGGTGAAACCGCTAACGGTGTGAACGGCTTCCGTAACGACGCCAAGCAGCGCATGCAGTGCACCGTGTCAGGCCACAATCACAGCAACCTTGGCGTGAGCTACACGGCCAGCGACAGGGAGCTGGTATGGGGCATGTCGGTAGGCTGCGGCGTAAACCAGAAGCACCTTGCGTTCGCTTACGGACGCCACTTCAAGCTAAAGCCCATCATTGGCTGCGGAGTGGTCATTGACGGTACGCCTTACGTTGAGCCTATGGACCTTGGCTCTAAGATTCGGAGGGTTTGACGTGCCACTGCAAGACGATCCGTTAATTGAAGCTGTGATGAAACACTGTGACCCGTGGGAGGTTGTTGATCTATGCGACATTGACACATACGATTTAGTAGACCTGCTGCGTAGCCACATCCTTGACAACCGAGAACGCTTTGAGAAACACTTAGAGCTGTTCGACGACTGGAACGACTAATATGCCTAAGGTAATCGAAGGGGGTTTCGGGAAGAAGAAACAGGAAGAGCGCATTACGGTACGTGACATGCTGTTCAAGCTGCGCGAAGCGCTTGGGGACTTTGAAGAAAAGAACCCAGAGGTAGCCGTAGAGGCTGCTTGCGTTATCTTCATTGAAGACCGGGAGTTTGTGCTAGCCTCTAACGGCCTACACCCCGACACCGTTAACATGCTACTCGACTTGGGCAAATTCAACCTACTGACTGGAGCTATGGGACATGCAGAAGAAGACTACGAAGGCCCGATGCACTGAAGCTACTAATCGGCAGGAAGGCGGTAGTCACTACCAGCTACCTATCCAGCCAATTGAGTACATCTACAAGAACGGGCTGGGCTACATGGAAGGCAACGTCATCAAGTACGTCACGCGCCATGCAGACAAGGGCGGGGCTGAAGACTTGCGCAAAGCTATTCACTATCTGGAAATGCTGCTTGAGTGGAGGTATGGGGTGTGAGTCGTGATGGTAAAAACACTGCGGCCCACGCCGTGATGGACTACTTGTGGCGCGTAGGGCACGCGCTGTCGGTACTAGCTAACGTAGTGTTCTTTAACGGTCAGCCAACTGAGTCGTTGTCGGCGCGCTGCCACCGTGAGGGACGTGACACACTAGAGGAGGCCATTGACGACCTCTTCTGGTTCGACCCTAACCACTGCTACAACAGCCACATCAATGAACGCGTATGGGCCAGGGAGATTCTTAAGTGAGCTTTGAAGAACTAGAACAATTTGTAGCTGAATGGCACGACGACCGCAACCTAATCTTAGGCAGCAGCGACGCAGCACAAATGCACAAGCTGCTAGAGGAAGTGAACGAGTTAGATCAAGACGTGCATGACGGCTTCGATCTTCGGGACGAGATGGGGGACGTGCTGGTTGTGTTGATTAACATTGCAACGCGCAACGGATTTACGCTAAAGCAGGCGCTAACGGTCAGCTACAATAAGATTAAAAACCGCAAAGGACAGATGCGTAACGGCATCTTCGTGAAGGAGGAGGACTTATAGGAAGCAATGCGCCCGCCGAGTGTGCTGCTCAGCGGGCGCTACGCTTTAGTCGATGTTATCGAAGAAGTTAGACCATTGTTTATAGAAGGGGCTTTCAGCAACAATATCAGCCACTTCCTCAACGTCACCTTTAGCGATTGCTTTCATGACACCGCCGGCAACGTCGCCGTAAAGGCCAAGGGGCGGAAGCAAGCCGTTAGCTACAATCTGAGCAACGTCTCCACGCTCCCATAATGAACGCTCGTATTGCGAGCCAGCGCTTACGCTATTAAGACTAAGCGGTCCTAGCACAGAATCTGCTAAAGAATAGATTACTTCTTCTTCAGTAGGCTCGTAGTCTTCCTTAAACATAGACCTGCGGCCTACGTTAAGTCCTGTATAGGCTGCGCCAGGAAGCGCTAAATACAACGTAGCTTCTTTAGCAGCTCCCGCTTTGTCTCCAGCCCTAAGCTTCTTAGCAATACGATCAGACAGTAGCGCGTTGTGCTTAATAGCAAACCCACGCATCATCCACATGGGGCGCAAGTTAGGTCTTTGAAGCCACTCCATAGGACGACCGCCAGCAGAGATAAGCTGCTGCTGTCCAAGACCTGCCGTTAAAATCTGATCGTATAGCTTAGCCTCTTTTGCGTTCATCTTGCGAACGTCACCGTTAGTGCGCCTAAGCGCTCCTTCAAGACGCGCTAAGTCAGCCGGCTCAAGATAGCCAGCCCATCTCTCTCGCAGCGTCCCGCGACGTGCACGGTTAAGCGTATCTTGCGCAACCATGCGCACAACACCGTGCTTAGCCAGCGCGTCTAGCTGTTTAAAACCGAAGTTCATGGTAACGTCGCGGAATACGTTTGCAGCCATTTCCAAACGCTCTGCGGTAGTTGCTTTGGCCCCTTCTTTACGTACACGTTGAAACCATTCGCCTACGTTTTGCTGCGTAAGGCCAAGACGCTTTAAGCTAGCAGCGCTTCCAAAGCGTGGGTTAAACAGCCCAAGAGAAGACTTAACGCCGTTATTCCACATAGCAACGGAAAGATCGTGCATGTTTAGAATGGCCGTCATGGGACCGGAAAGTACAGAGTACCCGCTGCTTTGAAGTGCACGCCAGCCCGCATCGGCTGCTCTGTTCTGTCCTTTCAGTAGCGTGACGGCAGCATTGCGCAACGCGCGAGCGCTTGTTTCACCAAGACCACGCTGCCTAGCATTTCTTTCAAGCTCGCGCATAACGCCATCTGCGCCCGTGTTAACATTAGGAAGATCAAACGCGTCTTTCATAGCTAAAACACGGTTGTTATTAAAAATACGATTAGCGTTCGTAACAAAAGGATTTGCGTATTCTCTGACGTTTACTTTAGCGCCTTCTTTGATAATACCGCGAGTGCGTTCTTTAGCTGCTGCATCAACTGCTAAGTTATACGGGTCATCTTCAAAGCTAAGAACGTCTTTTTCGTTTAGCTTGTTAATGGGTTCTATTCTTGCAGACTTGTCAAAACCGCGTACCTTTTGAGTATGCAGAAACCAGTCTTCTGCGGGCTCTCCAAACATGTCCATTTGAGACAGCGCGCCGCCTCCACGATATTCACCTGCGTCTACGTTCCATACATTATTGCTTTTAGCAGACCAATCCATGTACTTATTAAAAGCATCTACGCTGCTGTCAAAACGTAAAGCACGGTTACGAAGACGCTTATCAATCTTTTGTTCAATGTAATCTTCAATAGCTTTTTTGCTTTCAGCGCCACGGGAAAAATCAAGCATCATACCAGCAAACGTATCGTCCGTATCAAACAGGTTAGAAACGCGACGCATTGCTTTTGTTTCAACAAACTTTTGTGAGTCAAGAGTGTTCTGTCGCATTGCCGTTTCGTCAGCGACCTGTAGTTTAGCTCCTGCTTCTGGACTAATCTTTTGACGCACAGAATCAGTTAGCCCCATACCCCAGTTGTTTACAAAGTTAAACTGCTCTTTGTTATCAACAAACGGAGACTGCTTAACGCGCTCCGTAACTTGCCGATCAAAAGCTACCAGCGCTTCTGTTGCGTCTTCGGGCAGCACAGGGCTTTTAATCCGAGCCATAGACAGCGGCTCTAAATCGCTGACCATACCGGCAGCTCGGCGTGCCGTATCAGTAGCTGCACGCGCCCCAGCAACCACTCCTTTACCAAGCCCAGGCGCTACTCCAACAAGATCAAGAACATTTAACCCCGCCATTACGTCTTCAGTTAAAGTGGTTGGCTGTCCTGTTCCTGTTTTTTGCAAACTTGTTCCAATATCCCGAAGAGGAAACACTCTCCCTAATGCTTGCTGTAAAACGTCCATTTCGCTTGGACGATCTTCAAGCAAATAGTCGCCAATGGTAGCAAGCACGCCACTCTCTAGCGGCTTGATAGACGGCGCTGCTCTACTAGCTAGCCGATTAAAAGTTTCTTCCGCCGTAGCTACAGCGCTAGGCAGCGGCGCAGGCTTTTCCGGCTCTGCTGGCGTAGCGGGCTTTTCCCCAACGTAAGCAAGAACGCGATCAATAGCTTCTTGCTGCGTGTCGGTAGTTACTTTATAAACCTTGCCGTTTTTCTTTATACGATACTCTGGCACAATTAGTCCTCGCCAATGCGGTCCGTAACATACCTAGGAGCAAATAAATCGGTAAGAACTTCTACGCCGGTTTCAGCAATCTCGCGTACCTTTTGAAAAGTACTGCGCTCGTCTTTATCTGGGAACGTAAAAATTTGAAACTCAGGCGGAACTGCTGTGCTTTGCTTAGAATCTTCGCCAGCCTGTAGTGCATCCAAATCAACCACACCCTCGTCATCAGCGCGCGGAGCAGTCTTAAACAGGCGATTAATTGCTTCTTGACGCAAGTAATTTTCTGCTTCGGTTAAGGTAACAGTGTAGCCCTGCGCTTCTAAATCTTTTTGTGCTTCTTCAACGTCTGTGTCTGAATAGTTTCTAACAAGTTCATCTTGAGCTTTTTGCCTAAAAGCAACTTGCTCTTGTCGCTTTGCTTTTGCTTCATTACCGGCCTGCTCAAGAACAGCTTTGCTTACTTCTGTTTCTAAGTTGTTACGTCGGCGGCGCAAAGCCTCGCGAGTAGCTTGCGGAATAATAGCTTTTCCGTTTGCAGCAGCTTCGTTTGCTGCTTTAATATCAGCATCCAAGCGCTGCGCCATGCTATTTAGTTGATTACGAACAGGCTCTTCAAGATCGGCAATGCTTGGAATAACAAGCTTACCTTCCTGCTCTACCATTTCAAACGAAGGCGGAAGCACTACGCTAAGATTACGCTCTTCTTCAGCACGCTCTTGCTGCCCAGTAATACGATCAACTACTTGTTTGTGTGCGGTAGCGGCCTGCTCAGAAACTTCTGCCGGAGCGTTCTTAAGGATAATATCTGCTTGCTCAATGCTATCTACAGCATTAAATGCAGCACGCATACCAGCTTCTAAGTTGTCTAAACGAAGCGCTTCTGCCGTTGCTGCTGCCGTGGCTGCTGCTGCTTTTGTTTGACGCTCATTAGTCTCAATAGCAGCCGCTTGCGGAAGCAGTGACGTTCCTTGAGTTTGCCCAACGGCTTCAAGATTAGCACGTGCCGTAGCAATGGCGTTTGTATCACCAGAAGCAACAGCATTGCGGAAAGCGTTAAGAGCTTTCACGCGCTCTTGTCCTTCAGCAAGCTTACGCTGCTTTTCCTGCTCAGCCCTGTTACGCTCCTCCAGAGCCAGCGCTTGCCCAGTGAACAGCCTCGCTTGCTCCGTGTTACCAATACGACCCTGAAACGCTGCCTGACGCTGCAAAGACTCAACACTGGTAGGGTCTAGCTCGGGGCGAAACGCCGTCGTAATAGGCTGCATAAGCCCTTGCCCAACAGACTGCCCAGCGCCTGCAAAAGCGCCTCCAATCTGTGACAACATTCCGCCAAGGTTGGCGCTTGCGTCTCTACCTGCCATTGTATTACTCCTTAAATACCAAGCGTTTGGCGAATGTCATCCCAAATGCTACCACCGCTGCCGGAAATACCGCTAAGCGCTTTCGCACCAGCACCGGCAAGGTTGCCGTATAGCTGCGCAGCAGCCAAGTCAGCGTTAATCTGTGACTGCAAGCCGCCAAGGCCAAGCTGTGCAAGGTATCCTGCGCCGGTAAGCTGACCAGTCTGCGCCATGTTAGCTGCTTGCTGACCAACTTGCAAGGCGTTAAGCTGCTGCTGTAACGGTGTGAATGCCGTCTGGTAACCTTGTAGCCCAAGCTGCCCAGCAATGTTTCCAATGTTGGCTTGGTTTAGCGCTTCTTGCTGCGCTTGTTGCATAGCTTGGAACGATGCCGTATTAGCAGCCTCAGCGCGTGCGCGGGCCATAGCAGCATCTTCAGCAGTCCCACCAAACTGTGAGCCCCGTACACCACCACGCCCCATAGCAAACTCACGCGCTTGCTGTGCAGCCTGTGCTCGGTCTAGCGCTGGGTTCTGCATAGCCATAGCGCGATTAAAGATTTCTTGTTCACGCGCAGCGGTGTCGCCAAGAGCGCTTTGTAGTGCGCCCTGAGCCTGCCCATACATCCCCATACCGCTGCTTAGCATGCCCTGCTGTGGCCCTACGCCTACGTCTAAGCTACCCGTAGGATCAATCGTAGAGCGTCCTAGGCCCGTCTGTACGCCATAGCCTCGGAAAGCAGTCTCTCCACCCATACGCTCGCCAAGCGCTTGCATTGCAGCTGCGCCTTGCTGTCCAGTCCTACGAATGTCTTCTGAAATATCAAGTCCAGCAGCAAGCGCTCCGCCCGCGCCTAGCAAATTAAAAAGACTCATTTAGATAATCCTCCCGATGAGGGTCTGTACGTTAATCTCTTGTAGGCTGCACGTGTTGCCGTTGATGTCTGTGCGAAACCCAATAATAACTGCTTCACCGCTGCCTTTAGCGTTAACACGATAGCGCTTAATAGTCGTTAAGCCTGGTCCGTATTCGTCTGTTTGGTTGTAGTACGCTATGTTGTACAGCGCAGGCGATTGGGCCGTAACGGTCAACGCTTTGCTGTAATCAAGGCGACCACTATAACCCCACCCTGCGTACGCTTGCGCATCCGTTAAGGTAGACACAACAGTGTAGTCAATCTGCTTCACAAACTTAGTGTTAGCCGGTTGCCCAAACGTAAACGAATTAGACTCATACTTAAACTCAAACGGTTCGTTGTTATAGTTAGAGCCTGCAGCGTATAACAACAACCCATAATCGCTAGCAGAACTTGCTAGCAATACGTACGCTTCGCCCTCTGTTTCATAATACAGCGCTCTGTTCCAAACCGTGTTGGTCCAGCGCGTTACCTTATTGCCTCCCGTAACGCTAGGCGCTCGCATTTCAATAGCATAAGCTTGCAAGTCGTCGCTAAAGTTAACAACAGTTAGGTTTTCATCAGGCCAATAAGAAAGCGAAATGCTCTTCTTGTCGTTAGTGCTAGAGATAACGTCACTGATTTCGCGGCGGATGTTAGCCGTTAAGTCCCCAAGCGGTGCAGACTTCTCTTGAATCGTACGCCCCAGTGAGCGTACACCAGAGTCGTCAACAAACAATACGTCAGAGCCGATGTTAGCTACAGCGTCGCGGCTAACACAACCGATGTTAGTGATCGTATCGACCAGCGTAATGCCATCAGCGGCAGCAGGATCACCCGTAGCGGCATTGTTATACACAAGGATAGACTGGCGTCCAAAAACAAACAAAGCGCCGTTGTGTGCTACAAGGCTAACAATTTGATCCGTACCGCTAGGCCAATACTCATTAACGTTAAGCAAACCGCCAGTGTTTTGCGGGTCTGCTGGCGACGTACGCCCATCGTACCATTGCGTAGGAATAAGCAAGTCGCTGTAGTAAATCGTTTGGTAGTCGCCGTCTACGCCACTAACCCACAAGCGGCCATACGCAGCAGTCGCTACGTCACCGTTAATAGTTGCCGCAATGGTGCCGCTGTTGTCTTGAGGCTTAATGTAATCAACGTCGTTGGTGCCAGTGAAAAGCTTACTAATCGTAGTGCCGTCAAACTCTAAGCACTCATTGCCTTCACTGAAGATATAAATCTTATCGTTAAAGCCTACAATCTGTGCGTCGTGTAGCTTCGTAGCATCTGCAAGAGCCGGATAGCTAATCTCATCTAGCGTATTGACACCGCCAGAGCTAGTGAGCTTACAGATAAAGTCATCGTCTTGAATCAACGAACCAGAGCTGTTGTATTGGTCAACACTAACAGTAGCTAATACGTACACAGTACCGTTAATGTTACCTTGGCCCACGCGGTTGGTTACGATTTTAGTTTCCGCTACGCCTACCGCTGGCGTGTACGTTACGTTAACCGCAGTGGTATATTGCGTCCACGGCTTACGTGAGCCGATACGCCCAAACTTATCTACAACAGCGTTATCAGCTACAGAGCAGAAGCCGGGGTCTTGCTGAAGCGGAGAGTCTTCCGTATTCAGCCCTTGAAACCCCGGAGCGCTAACCGTAATGTTCTGCTGTTGCTGCGCCATTACACAGTAGTCCAGATGTTGTCAAGATCGTTAAGCGCAGCATCATGCGCAATAGCGTCGCTAAGATACACACCAGCTAAAGAAAACAATTCTGTTGCCGTTTGACCACCAACTTCGCCACGCTCACGTGCCGCCATAGCTAGCGCGTAGTACACAACAGGCTTAGAGGGTACAAGAAGAACGTCAGCGGCTGCGCTAAGCTCAGCTTGACGCTTAAAACCATATACGGTGTAGTTGTATACGGCGTCAGGTTGCGGAAACAGTTGTAGTTGAATGTCGCCGCTAGCGTCAGTGCCGTTAACAGCATAATACTTTGGTTTGTTATCGGCGGGCGAAGCGGCTTGCCGTTTGCGCAAACTGTAAAGCGTCTCTTCCGTTAACTCCGTTCCGTCATCCTTAATGACATACTCTATTTTACCATAATTGCCGGCATTTGTCAAGCTGTACAGGTTGTCGCCAGCGGTGGTCGCAATGGCCCAATTAGAGCGTAGCGCATTCCACGTGTGCGCATCTTCGACAAGCTGCTTGGCATCGTTAACTAACGCTACAACCATATCTGCTACGGGATCATCAAGACCCGTTACGTTTGCTACGGTGTCTTCACGCAACCGCAACAACACTTGATTGACTACTTCCAAATACGTCATGATAACATTCCTCGTCCCGTCATGCCACGCGCTTGCGCAATGTAGTCAACGTACGGTGCTAGTGTTTTCTTTTGGTAAGGCGTAAGAGTTGTGTATTTGAACAGCTCACCCCACTTCGGCTCAAACGCAGCGCCTGCCGCAGCGGCCATTAAGCCAGCGCCAAGGCCTGTGCCATCACCTTCGCCATCTCCCTCTCCTTTTCCGCTACCTTCTCCGGTTCCAGTGCCCTCACCGCCTACAGCAACGCTTTCATCCGTGCCCGTATCGGGCTTCGGTGCAGGTTCTTCCGTAGGCTGCTGTACCGGCTCTGTAACGGGCTCTACGGGCTGTTCTACAGGGGGCGTAGGGGTAGGTACAGGGGTTGGTTGTACGGGCTCTACGGGCGTTACAGGAGCTTCTACGGGTGCTGGTGCAGGCGGAGCAGGCTCTGGTACAGGCTCCGGGGTAGGCGCTGGCGGAGGCGTAACGGGCTCTGGTGCCGTAGTGTCAAGCACAAAGTCAGGCGGAGCAAACACATCTACTACTTCTTCTTGCTGCTCAGGCGGTGCCGGTGCAGGTACGTTAGTCTCTACGTTCTGCGGCAGCCCATAGAAGTCCCCAATAACAAACGTGTCTGGGACAATACGATTAATAATTTCGCCGGTGAGTACGTTAACAAAACGTCCATTACCTTCGTAGCGATACGGCTGCTCAGGGTCTACGGTAGGGGCCGGTGCGGGCGCAGGGGCTGGCGCTGGAGCAGGCGCTGGAGCAGGCGCAGGGGCTGGCGTAGCGCCGCCACCACCAGCTTCTGTAGGCGGAACAATAGGCTCTTGCGTTTCAAATGGCTGCTCAGGAATTACACCACCAGCACGATAGTCTTTGTCACTAAACACTTGTTCAATAACTGACGGACCGGCTGTGCCAAGTGACGACAAAGCAGTAGTGCTTGCTTTTAACGCTGCTTGTTGTGGAACGTTCAATACGTTTTGTATGTTTGGATTAGCAGGAAGGCCCGCTAAGCCTCCAGACAGCCCGCCAGTCAGCACGCCTTCTACAATACTGTCACCCGTAGCGGCTGCTGTAGCGCCGCCAAGTAAGCCTCCGCCTACAGCAGAGCCAAGAACGGTAGGTGCAGCGGCAGTGCCTAATGCACCAATACCAGTAACGCCTCCAATTAAACTACCAAGCGCAGGCGCAGCAACCGGCATAGCAGCCGCAGCAAGCAAACCAATAGCCGTGTTTAAGTTGCTGTCTGCTTTACGGCGCTCAATTTCTGCGTAGTCTAAAGCGGAGCGGTCAATAAAGTCGCGATAGTTGCGTTGCGCAAGGGCCGGATTGTTTGCGTTAACTGCTTGCGAAACAGCTAAGTTAATGGGCGCTAAGTCTGCCGTTGTGGTTCCTGGCGCTACTTCTACGCGCTGACCGCCATAGGAATCAACAACAGAAACACCGGGGGCATTAAAGTCAGCGCTAAGTCTGTAACCTCTCGGAATAGTAAAACCACCCATTAGTCTTCCTCATCCAAGCGTGACGTACGCTTAAGGTAGAAACGCAGCGCTGCCAAACCAGAGCAAATACCAATAAGCGCAGCAATCATCTGCATCCATTCAGTAATTAGCGGAAGGTTGGCAGTGATGGCGCTAACCACAGACGTAGCCGTTAAGGCATCTGCAACTTTGTGCGCGTTGTCTTGTAGCTGTTGCATTAACGTGTAAGTCCTTTAGCTTTCTCGTAGCTACGCAAGCCACCTAGGCCCAACATGCCTAACAACACAGTCATTAAGCTGTCCATGTCAAATGCGGGAAGAGGCGGAAGGAATACGTCAAGCCACGATGCAACAAATAAAACAACCGGAGCTAGAACAAAGTGCCACGCTAGCGCTACGCCACACACCCAGCCCACGAAAGGACGCCAACCAGCAACCCACATGTTACGATGCGAAGCTTCTTGCTTGTTGATTTCGGTTTGGGCCATGGCGCGCTCTTGAGCGTGCCTTTCAGCCATCGTAGCAATCTCATGAGCAAGCGCTGCTTTCTGGTCTTTGTCTTCAATAAACTTATCTAGCAGTCCTGTGACGGGACCGATTAGCTGCTGTAGCATTATTTGTCCCGCCCATTCCAAAGTTCAAATAGTACGCGAACCTTCTCCTTTACGGTTTCCAGTTCGCTGTGCATTTTGGCTAACACTATGACCAAGCTAATAAAGCCAGCAAAGATGGGCCACAGCGACAGCAATA